CGTGATGGAAGGCTTATTTCCAATCCTTGCGAAGTATGCGGAACAGCAAAAAGTCAAGGTCACCATGAGGATTACAGCAAACCGCTAGACGTTGTATGGCTTTGCACTCGTCATCACGCTGATCGACACATACATTTGCGCAATGCAAAAACGCTAGGTCAAGAGCCTATCCCAATTCACTATTTTATCAAATCACTAAAAGCTATTTTATAATCTACAAAACAATACAGAAAGAAAACACAGTATGAAACTAAAACTAACAATAAAAGACCCTGACAGCGTGTGCGAAATGATACGTGAAGCGGCAGAAAACCAAGTCCGAGAAATGGAAGGATTGGATGATGACGAATCGGAATCATTGATTGAATCGCGATACAAGAAGATTAACGAACAGCTAGGAAAATGGATTAAATACAGCGAGTATATCTTTATTGAGTTCGACACGGAATTAGGAACAGCAACCGTATTGCCAGCATGAAACAACTCACGCAAGCGGAATTGAAACTAGCGTTTTTACAGCCGCAACAAAAGACTTCCTCGCCCAGCAGGTGCTGAAGCGAAGAAAAACCCCTGCCGCTCTGTTCAGGCGCGGTGGGGAAACAACTCTCAAGAATACACGATATGAACACACAACCAAGCACAACGAAGAAAATAGAAGCATGGCTCCTTAAAGGACACAAGATAACCCCACTACAAGCACTCCAGAAATGGGGATGTATGAGACTAGCAGCACGGATCGCGGAACTCCGCAACAAAGGTATCGCTATCAGCACTACGAAGGTGAAATCCAACGGCAAAACCTACGCACAATACAAGGTATTATGAAAAAGAGAGCCAAAAGAGCTAGTGACGAAGGATTCAGCATGATATGCGGAAGACAACGACATAAACCGTGGGAGCAGAAGGCAACAATCGTTTTACGCTTGTCACAGGAGACGTATCAGCGTATCAGACGACTGTCCTTGCGTAATAAGTGCAACCCTAGCCAAGCGGCAGAATTGCTCATGCGCACGGAGGAATCGGAGAAGATCGAGCCGACAATGCCGATTGACTACTCACACCTACAAAAGAAGGGCAACAGCTACACAGTATTAGACATTTTGAATTTACCATGAACACACAGAAAATCACACACTACAAAACAAACACGCTCGACCTTCGGCTAATGGACTGCATGGAGCTGATGAAGGAATACCCTGACAAGCATTTCGACCTTGCTATTTGCGATCCTCCTTACGGACTCGGTGAAAAACTGGTTGCGGGAGGAACTTGGTCGGTAAAATATCAAAAAAAGGGTGCGAAATGGGATGTTGCGCCAGACAAAATATATTTCGACGAAATGATGCGCGTTTCTAAAAATTGGATTGTATGGGGCGGTAATTATTTTACACAATGCTTGCCACCTGCTCGTCATTTTATTCCATGGGTTAAGCCAAACATGTCAGGGATGCATACAATGAGCAATGTTGAACTTGCGCTGACTTCGTTTGACCGCAATTCCAAAACATACGATCTAACTTCACAAACAGAAAGCGGAACAGACCGTTTTCACGTTTGCCAGAAGCCCGTAGCCCTCTACCGCTGGCTTCTCACCAACTACGCCAAGGAGGGTATGAAAATACTGGACACGCACCTCGGCAGTATGTCAATCGCCATCGCAGCGCATTACGGCGGCGTGCATCTTACAGGCTGCGAGCTAGATCCAGACTACTTTGCGGCTGGCATTGCACGCGTAAAAGCAGAGACGGCGCAAATGGATATGTTTGCAGGCACGCCAAAAGAAAAAACAATAGAAACACCAACAATGTTATGAACACACTAAGAGGATTTCCAAAACGCTACGAGGATGCCCCGCCAGCGACAGGTGACGGGTGGTTGGCAAACTATGCCAAGGCACTCGCTACGACCGATTCTGGGGGCATTACGATCCTTTACGGAGGATATGGCACAGGCAAGACACGCATGGCTTGGGAGGTAGCTAGAGCGCATAAGTCAAAACGTCCAACAATCAGTAATGGAGGCATTGGATGGACGACAAGCACGAAGAAACGCCCGATGGTTTACACCACAGCGGTGAACTTGTTCTCAACGATCAAATCTACTTACACTTCTGGATCTGGCAAATCAGAAAAGGAAGTTGTGTCGGATTACTGTGAAGCTGCCCTGCTGGTGATAGATGAAGTCCAGGAGCGTGGGGAGACACAATACGAGGATAGACAGCTAACCGCCATCATTGATGCGAGATACGCCGCAGATATGCCGACAATCTTGATTTCCAACTATACATGGGAGAGATTAGCATCTACGCTATCTCCAGCCGTGATTGATCGGATCGAGGAGAATGGGGCGAAACTATCGTTTGACTGGCAAAGCTACAGAACCAAAACAAAATGAACACACTACCAAATGACGTAGCCCGATGCGATGGCGTGGGATTCGACGAGGACGACGAATGGGAATGGCGCGAAGGATGCGAGAACTGCTTGCGCAGGACAGCACCGAGAAATGGCGTGCATTCTTACATCGAACCGCCGAAAATCATCGCTTTCTGGTGTGAATTTCACATAGAACCAAAAGAAACAAAACCATGAAACCAAAACATTACGCAATACTAAGTGACTGTATCGAGGAGGGATGTCGTTACGGCGTTATGAGAGCGCATAAGCATACGGAAAACCCATCCCACGAGGTTATTAAAGATGCTGTCCACTCCGCTATTATGGAGAGGATTAACCAATACTATGATTTTCCAGAGGCGGAGTTGTTACACTCTAGCTCTCCACCTGCTTGTAGACATTGACATGTCGCCCCTTGATTAACATCTTACGGCAAGTCAACTCCTTCTTTTCGTGCATCCTTTTTATCCTATTTCTGATGGGTTGATAAGGTTTTCCTGTCTTCTCAACAACCATCTCAACGGTAAACTCATCTGGATGCATTTCCACTTGCTGGAATTGCTCTATAATCCAATCCATTCCGCTTACTTTTGGTATGCTCTTTGCCATTATGGTATGTATTTGCGTTGGTGAAATAGTGGAAGGTCGCCTTTGTCGGTCGTTCTTGCGTCTAGGATGATGCAGGAAGGCTCCGAGATAGCATCGGGGACTACTTTGTAGCCGTGACGTGTAAGACCCTGCCACGCGCCTGTTATGAGCGATGCTTGGTTGCCATCTGTCCAAATGCCGTGACGGTGGCGATGCGCTCGGCAGATAACCAATGGCACACGTTTGCCAACCCGCGCTCGAGAGTGGGTGATATTTCCTAATGCAATACTGTGCGCACCTGCTTCCAGATACGAACGGGATGTCGCGGAGATGTGGTGCGCGAAGTTCACCAGCGTTTCGTTAATCTCCATGTCGAGATTGTCCCATGCGTTCTGCCCATTCTCAGGATTCTTGGATGCGCCTAGTGCTTTGCCTAGTCGGATCTCATCATTACGAGTATGGCACTCAGTTCCTTTGATAATGTGGACACCAGCAGCTTTGCTTGTCACTGGCTCAAGAATCTGAATAACGGCAGCGGATTGATCCCCGATGTCTGCACTCATGACTTGGGTAGTGCGGTGGTGGATACCTTCAACCAAGTCGCCATTGACAACTAGCTCGTAAGGTTCATCCCCTACTGTCTTGGCGATCCACTCATGGCAATCTTGCCAGCAATTCCACAACCATTTCTGGAATGCGTTTTGCCCGATGGGGATTCCTTCATTAGAGATGAAATCAGATGGCCATAGTCCGACAACGGAGCCGATGTGAAGGTCTGATAATAAAACGATGATTTTAGACTTACTTTTTATTGGCTTCATTTGCGTATAATGTTTCTCAAACTGGACATTATTGCCCCTTTTTGCGTAGAATATTGCTCAAATTGTAAAGCGGATGCGTGAGCGAATCTTGGAAATGTGCCGAGATTTAAGATAAACCCCGCCTCCTTCTCTTGATCCTGCTGTGTCAGTATTGCCTTCAACAGTTGTGACGTTGCCATCATCATCGGGAGCTGACACAGCAATGCCGATGTGGGAAAATGTAAACATTACGATGTCACCAGGCAGAATGTCGCCATCTTGCGGTTTTTTCGTATTAGTTGTTTTATCTTGTTCAAGTGACCAGTTCTCAAAATCCCATGCACCTGCGGTGCGGGGACGTTTGAATGTCTTGGTCTGCTTCACTCCAGCAGATGTCATAGCTTCGCGCACTACCCAGCACACGAAGGCAGCGCACCACGCCCATCCCTTCTTAGGATTAAGCCATGTCGCTGCCTTGTATTGGTCAACACGCTCGCCGCAGTTCGTATTGGCAATCTCCCGCACGCCGACTTCCGCCTTAGCGATACGAATGATTTCCTTTACGAATGTAGTCATAGCTTTTTGATGATTTGCCATAGGCTTAGTAAGCCGACAACTAAGCCGACAACTAAGCCGCTGATACGTAGTCCGTATTCGACTTGCTCTTGCAGAGATGTGACAAC